CCCAGAGTCCCTCTATAAAACCAGCGACTCTCTCTTCTCTTTTTTGGTCGTTGATCGTTTCCATTTTTGGTTTAACATTCATTTGTATCTCCTAATCTTCAAAGAAGTCTGGATCTATCGCAACCAACCTTTTCATAGGCCTACCAGTTGATTTTATCTTGACATCTTTTTCTTGTATTTCGCCTGCATTTATTAATCTGTTTATTATCTCTTTTACTTCAAATGATTTCATTGATCTGAAGATTTCTCTCCTATCTATATCTCTTTTGCTAATTCCTATCTCGCCTTGCGTTCTGATGAAACTTAATATTTGTTTGATTCTGCTCTCCATTTCTGAGCCAGCCACTTTGTCTTCACAAGTCTCCACCATCAATTGATCGTAAAAGTTTACATATTCAATCGCCCACTTAGTCATATCGCCTTTTATTTGTTTTGAGTGTGGGTCAGTCGCAAGTTGGCATATCAAAGCGAGGCGCATAGCTTTTTCTTTTGTCCTGGATAACAATACTTCCAAACCGTCCTTTTCTAACTTGTCTTGTTGTTTGATAAGATCGTGTGCTAAAACATCAAGTAGTTTGAGTGAATCACTATCAAAATTCACTACACGCTGTTTCATATCCAATTCTGAATTGTTGATTGCCATTGATTCCATTTCGTTTCTAGGTTGTCTGATTCTTCTCAGCCATTCACAAATGTTGTAATCAGGTTCTTCATAAGCAACCATTCTACCGACAGTCCTCGGTAATTTTGACTCTACAACAATAAATCTATTCAAGAATCCATCAACTATTCTGCCTGTTGATAAAGCACCATAAAAGTTACGCGGTACTGACATACCCACAAGTGTAATTGCAGGCTTGATTGTAGAGCGATCCATTGCCTCCTGTTGCTGTTTTACGGTCAAAGTCATAAGAGAGTAGTTGTCAGGTCTGATCGTACCGTGACAGCGACCCCAAGACTCCATAAGCACTTGTAAAGCGTCTTCTTTGTTTGAGTTTGTAGATTTACTGATACTTTCTAGTCTTTTACCAAATTCATCCATAACAGTAATGTGTGTTGGTTTATGTCTAAGTAGACTGTAAACAGCACCCGAACTTGTGTAACCGTCGCCTGCCATCAAATCTGCAAATCCTGAGTTATCCAAAATTGATTCTATTGTGGTTTTTACATTCTCTTTACCTTGTCCTGACTTTGCTATGCACATAAAGAACAAGGAAGAATAATTATTCATATTGGTTCGATATATACGTCCTAATGCAACAGATCCAAATGCAAGTGCTGTTTGTATTGATAATGCAGGTTGAGGTATATGTGCAATCTTTTGCGAGTAATCAAAAACATCTTTAAGTATTCCTGGAGGACTGTATAAATCTTTTGGTTCTTGTATGTTGTATTTTGTTTTTCTGAAGAGAGGTGCTTGCTTGTTTTTTCTTTGGTGGGTTTTGAATATTGAGTTTACTGTCGTTGATATTTCTGTTCTTGATAACGGTGGTTTGTTTTGCAGATTCCATTGCTGAACAAAAAACTCAACCATATCAATACTTACATTTTTGGCTATCAAGTTACCTGCCAATCTTGCTGCATTGTCATTACGACTTCCTTCAACAACACCGTCCATTGAAAATGGGGTGGATATTGGCTTGCCATTTATTTTTTCAGCACCAGTAATCATTACCCAATGTTCTTTTGTAAAGTTAGGTAAGTCACTTGTATCGTGCCAATCCCATCCAGGAATGAATTTAGGCTCATAAATAGCACCAGTAGCGTGTATATTATATGGAGCGATTATTAATCCACCCACTCCTCTAATATCTATCAATCTTGATGCTTCTGTATGATTCGTTCTTCTTGCAACATAAGTAGTGTAGTTCTCAGGGTTGTTATAGTAATAGTGCATACCTTTACCTGTAACTACTTTTAATGGCGTGTTGGGTAAGTTTTCTTCTGCCCAATTGACCGCTTCTGGTGTATCAGCATCAACAACTAGAAACTTGCCACATATTAAAGCGACCACTAAATCATCACGGTTTTTGAACCATTTAGTTACTTGTTCTTCACTTGGTTGCTGTTCTTTAAACTTCTGCCAACTGCCTAATTCTTTAGGCGGTACTTTGTTGTGGCGCATCAATGGGACTGGCGAATACCCATGTTCAAGATAAGCCAACGCAAGATCAAGCGCAGTATCCTGCGCAGATACTTCGATGTTATGCACTAGCTTTCTTTCTTAGTATCTTCGACAGGGCCGTATATAGATTCAAAATCCAATTTACCGCCAGTCTTTTTTATAATGATCTTCGCTTGTTCAATTGAAGGCTGTCTTTTACCGTAGCGATATGCTTTTATGGTTGATGGTTTACATTCAAATAAATCGGCTGCAGCCTCAGTTCCGATAAATTCTATATATTTTTTTAGTGTGTATTGCTCCACTTCTCTCTCCTTGTATTCTGGTTCTAAACCTTCTGCGTAAAGGTCTTGGAGTTTTTTTTCTGATAGTTTATTCTGACGATGATAATAATTTATTTTCCATTGGTTGTTTTTTGTTTTGTTCATGTTACAATAAGTCCTTAATAAATTTTAGTACACAGTGTATCTGAATTTATTATATAATGTAAAGTTAAATTTCAACGGAGAAAAATATGAATGATAATATATTATCGCGTATCAAAACTCCAAATGAACTTGTGGAACAACAGGGAGCTAAATTGTTAATCTACGGTGCATCTGGGGCTGGAAAAACCACTTCTCTAAAAACTGCACCTGGTAAAACTTTGGTGGTCAGTATGGAGAGTGGATTGTTATCTATCAAAGATGCTGATAATTTGACGGCTATTGAAGTCAAAGAAGCCTCCGAGATAGAAGAAATTGCACAACTGTTAGAGAATGGCACACTGAAATACGATACAGTTTGTTTGGATAGTATTACAGAAATGTCAGAAATCTTGTTATCTCAAGAGAAAGCAAAATCAAAAGATCCACGCAGAGCATACGGAGAAGTAATCGAAGTAATGATTAAAACAATGCGTAGGTTTAGAGATTTGCCAATACATGTTGTGTTTATCGCTAAAGAAGCAAGAGAAAGAGATGAGGCAACTGGCATGTTCCATTATCAACCGATGATGGTGGGTGCGAAGTTACCAACTCAAATCCCTTACTTTTTTGACGAGGTGTTATGTTTGAGAACTTTTGATGATGAAACTGAGGAAGGCAAGAAAACAGTCAGCCGTTGGTTTCAAACCAGAGTGGGACAAAACTATACAGCGAAAGATAGAAGCGGTAAGTTAGAAGAGTTTGAAGCACCTAACTTAACCGATATTATTAACAAACTAGGATTTGCATCAGGGGGTGCATCATGAGTGATTTTGAAGGTTTAGATATAAACATGGAAGAAGCGGATGTCAGTTCATTTATACCAGAGGGCGAATACCCTTGTATTATAAATGTATCTGAAAAAACAACTTCCGCAGCAGGTAACGATTACCTAAAAGTAGAACTATCAGTAACTGGTGAGAAATACGCAGGTTGGAAAGTAAGAAAAAATTTCAATCTTTGGTATCAACATGCAGATGCTCAAAAACAAAGCGAGATCAGAGGTTACGCAAATAACGATTTTGCAAGATTGTTGAGAGCATGTGGGATGTCAGAAGCACCTAAAAGTGCAGTCGCATTACAAGGTAAAGAAGTGATGTGCAAACTGATAGTCAAGGAAGCTGAAGAAGGTTCGGAGTATGGCCCAAGCAACGAAGTGCAGTCATTTATTAAGTTAGAAACGATGACTCCACCAAAAGCAGCAGGTCTACCACCGAGCATGAAGAAGTCAGACCCTGAGAGTGAAGACAAGAGTGACGATAAGCCAGTCAACAAACCACCTTCACTCTAGCCACACGGCTACGCTAGGAGTCGAAAGGAAGTGTTACTTCTCCATTCCTAATCATCGGTACGCTTCCGACCTAGCATTTTTTGACTCCAAGCTACGAAGGTTTCTCCTATAGGCCTTAATGAACAACCTTGGTGCAGTTGTGTAGCGAAACGCACCTTTTTTTATAAGGAGAGATTTATCAAACCAAGTTCAGCAAAAGCAAAAGGAAGACTTCTACAACAGAAGTTCAGAAATATGTTAGTAGATATCCTTGGACTTGACGAAGATGATCTTGAAAGTCGCCCGATGGGGTCTGCAGGAGAAGACATTATTATGGGCAAACAATCCAGGAACAAATTCCCATATTCAATCGAATGTAAGAATCAAGAAAAACTTAATATATGGTCTGCCTACGACCAAGCATCGAAAAACTGTAAAGGATATGAGCCTTTAGTTGTTCTCAAAAGGAATAGAAGCAAAGTATTGGTACTTTTAGATGCAGAACATTTTGTAAAACTGCATAAAGATTAATAAATATTTTCGTCAATCAATCTTTGTAAGTACCACCAGGCTTTTCGTAAATCTTCGATACCATTATCATGTTTCTTTTCGTATCTCCATAGGTATTTGATGCAACACGCTTTTAGATGCGCCTTGAATTGATCTTGCGTCATACTGGCTTTGATGGCATCAATACATTGTATCTCGCCTTCGCTTTTGTAGTGGTCAGGGTTTATATTGTCTTTAATTTCATTAGGTAGTTTCATTTTCTAAATCCAGTGTCACGATATTCGGACTGTTATATATAGTTGGTGTATTACCCTTCATACATCTTTTGATGTTTTCCAGGTGCGTGTTCATTGTTTCCCAAGCAACATCCATTTGCTTGTCTGTAATTATAAATACTTTACTTGCGTATGGTGCTTTCTTTTCTTGAGCCACAAATACAAATTCTTTTACTTTATAGCCTGCAGCTTCCATACCTCTTCTATACCAAGACGCTTGTTCTGCATAGCCATACTTCAATACAGACTCTTTAAAATACTCAGGAGAGCAACTGTATGTGGTTTTGTAATCCACAACTACAATTTCATGCGGTTTATGTGGGCCTCTTGGTTGGCAAATAACATCAGGACGGCATTTACAAAGAACTTCATCTTCATACCAGTAAAATGATGCTTCGGCAACTTTGCCATCACCATTCAGATACATGTCACCCTCTGGAATCATGTGGTCACGCATCGCCATAATATCATTGTATTCTGATTCTTTAATACAGCACATACCTCTATCCAGTATGTCTTGTTTGAGTTCCTTGTTTACTTTGGTGTATGGAGATCCAACAATTACTCCAACGTCCCTGGTAAACGCATCCTCTCCTTCTACAAGTAACGCATGTGCTGCCGTTCCAAAGTTCATTGCAGATGTGGTTTCTTGTTCTAATTCGAGCGCGTGTAACTGGCTCTCACCAAACTTACGCACATAAGATGAACTGATACCTATATCTGAATGGTAATCCTCATTTGATATACCAGTATAAATAAACGCATCACCGCGTTTCTCACATTCGTATTGGTCTAATGGGTGTTTCATTTGGTTCTCCATATTCTGTAACTTACATCTGGGGATATTGTTCTAATGTCAATTTTGTAATCTCTAGATAATTTTTTATCTCTTTTTAGATAATAAAATCTTTGATAAAAAGCTCTTTTCTCTTTGACACTTTTAACTTCTATACTATCTCCAATATTCATTTCGTATAAAACCTTGTCAAACGCACAAGAAAATTGACCCCTTACTTTTCTGGGGATTGGTATATTTTTTTCTATTTTATACATCAATTGATCTCCTAAAATGGGATACTATCAAGATCGTCGTCAAATTCGTCTTCATCGAAATGTACTTTCTTCTTATCGTTTTTATCTGGTGGTGGAAACATATTCAGTTTCTTTTCAAATTCAAAATAGTCTGCGTCATACTCTGCATAATCCAGTAAAGCAGTTTGAATTAAATCTTCATTGAAATATGGCTCTGGCCAGAATCCAAACCTGTTATATATGGTTTGCATGTTTTCTTGAAATGACTTTTTATTGTCATACATGGGTTTACCGATTGATAGCCAGTATTTTCTTATTTCTCTCAACCCTTCTTTGTCGCCCTGGTAAATAATATCGTACTCGGTTTCTTCGTAGGGTAAGTATATGTAACCGCCTTTAGTCCGATTAAATATGTAGCACTTGATGGGTTTACCTATCGTCATTTATCAGTCTCCTTTCTGATTCTTTATATACATCTTCAAAAACGGTAGGGTATCTTTCTCTTAATACAGTTAAAGCGTATGCCATTCTGTTCATTGATTCGAGGTCGCTGCAAAATAATTCTGTAGATTCGAGATCAACAGGATCAAAGGATACAGGCATTTTGATTTTTTTTGGCTTTACAGTAATCTTTTTTGGTACTGCAATATCTTCAATAGTTTTGTTTAGTTCTGACATTTAATTCTCCAATTAAATAATTGATTGATTGTTTATAGTAAACTTTTATTTGATATTTGTCCAATTATATGTGTATACTTATAGTATCTTTTAATTAATGGAGAAAAGAAGATGGAACAATACAAGACATACGACGAAAAAATAATAGTTACTTACAAGAAAGACCGAACCGTTATTGATTTTGATAACGAAGAATTAGCTAAGTTTAGACGTAAGTGCAGTAAAGCAATATACGCTTTAGACGGTGCTTTGGAGTGCGATGGTGATATGTATATGCGAGAGTTTTTTGCATTGAAAAGTTTCGTTGATGACATCAAATGGAATTTTAATTTCAGACGACCTAAAGATAATCAGTATCACGGAGCATTGATCGCAGGTAATAATCCAAAAGCACACTACCACGATGACTCTGATCGACCAAAGAAGGTAAATGTTGGTCGTCCTAAGAAGGGTGGAACTGATTAATAATTTTTATTTTTTTTTGGGCGAGACAGGACTACATACCATAAAAACAACTACCCCCTGTCTTGCCCTTCCTTTAAATCAAAATGGAGAAAGGTATGCCAAGATTAAATAACTTTCAAATCTTCGTCCGAAGAATGTATTATAAAAATTGCAGAGAACGCAGAGATAACGGTCAAAAACCCTACTTTGATTGGGAAGAATACTTGAACAAGAATGAAAAC